GATTACTTTAAAAACTATCCTACAAAAGGTAGTTTAATGGGCGACGATCTAAAAGGATTAGCAGACGCAGTTGGTTTAGCACATAAGCCAAATGTACAAGGTAATTCATATGATATCAACCAAGGACCGGTGAGCCAATAATGAATAATTCAGATCAAATGAGAAGTATTATGGAGGCATTCTATAATGCCGCACCATATGGCATGCCAGGCGCTGAAGCAGACGCAGACGACAAAGAAACTGTTACATATAACAGAACTAAAAAGCAAGGCGATGCTATTGTTACAGTTAGTGCTAATGCTGACAGCATGGACGAATTACATCAGATACTTAAACTAGCAGGAATAGACGCACACGGTCTTGAAGGCAGTAAAGAGCCAGAAGCACACGATCATGAAGAACACGATCACGAAGAGCCAGAAATGAAAATGGACGACGAAGAGTGTTGTGATGACGAAGAGCCTAAGATGAAAGTTATTAGTCTCAAACCACAAAGTGATCAAGGTTACAACGGTATCGGCGGCGATAAAAAAGAGATATTAAATGCTCTTATGAATCGTTACAAAAGCCTGTAAACATTTAAAATAACCCAAAACCCACATAAATAACTGCATGCCACAAGGAACGCAGGATTTTAGTCTTACGAAAAAAGCATTTGCCAAGCAAACGTTTACCGAAGACCACATAGAACAAATTTCTAACTGTATGGACCCAATTACTGGACCAGCATACTTTATGGAACATTTTGTAAAGATTCAGCATCCAACAAAAGGCGGAATCAAGTTTGAACCTTTTGAATTTCAGGAAAGGTTAATTCACACCTACTCCCAATATCGTTACAGTATTAACATGTTGCCTAGACAGACAGGTAAAACAACATGTGCGGCCGCATACTTACTTTGGTATGCTATGTTTGTCGCTGACAGCACAATACTTGTAGCGGCACATAAGCACACAGGCGCACAGGAAATTATGCAACGTATTAGATACGCATATGAAAGTGTACCTGATCATATTAGAGCAGGTGTAACAGAATATAACAAAGGTAGTTTAAGTTTTGATAACGGTAGCAGAATAGTAAGTGCTACAACAACTGAAAACACTGGACGTGGTATGTCCTTATCATTAGTATACTTAGACGAGTTTGCGTTTGTACCGCCTCGTATTGCTGTTGAGTTTTGGACAGCACTATCGCCAACACTAAGCACAGGCGGTAAGTGTATTGTTACAAGTACGCCTAACAGTGATGACGATACGTTTGCTAATATTTGGCATCAAGCAATACAGCAAGTTGATGAATTTGGTGAGGAAACAGATGTAGGAACAAATGGATTTAAAGCATTCCGTGTTAATTGGCAAGAGCATCCTGATAGAGATGATCTATGGGCAAAAGCGGAACGCAGTAGGATTGGCGAAGAAAGATTTAGGCGTGAACACGAATGCGAATTTATCATATACGACGAAACACTTATAGACTCTCTTAAATTAGTTGACATGAAAGGTGTTGATCCTATGAGACGCAGTGGACAAATACGTTGGTATGAAAAGATAGATCCTAAAAAAATATACGCAATTACACTTGATCCTAGTACAGGAACAGGGGGAGATAATGCGGCTATTGTATGTTACGATTTACCTAGTATGAATCAAGTATGCGAATGGCAACATAATAAAACACCAATCGAAGGGCAGGTTAAACTGCTGAGAGAAATAGCAAAAGAAATAAAAAGTTACGGTGCTAACGAAATATACTGGACAGTAGAGAACAATACTATCGGCGAAGCGGCACTTGTGGTTATTAGAGACACAGGCGAGGAAAGTTTTCCGGGCACATTCTTACATGAGCCAAATAAAGTACAAGGCAAGAAGGGCAGAAAAGGGTTCCACACGCATCATAAGAATAAAATGGAAGGTGCGTTAGCAATGAAACGTTTAATAGAAAACGGCAAACTTACATTACATAGTAAAAACATAATTAGAGAATTAAAAGAGTTTGTAGCACGTGGAACAACATTTGCGGCAAAACCAGGCGGTAGCGATGACTTAGTAATGGCTACTCTTGTTGCTGTTAGAATGATTACATATATAGCACAATACGAAGATGCCGTGTATGATCAAATAGAAACAAGTGTAGATGATGACGATGATTGGAACGGACCGCTACCTATAGGGGTTTTATAATTCTTATTTTAGATAAATACTAATATGAAAAACAGTGAAGACTTAGGTAATGAAGTATTTGATTTCTTAAAAGGTTTAGGAATCGGTGTTGCTCTATTTGATAAAAAAGGAGACGATACACTAGACGCCGAGAAAGCAGAGCGTTTTTACAGTGAAGATCCAAACATTATGGTCACAATTGATGTTGATGCGGACGAACTAAAATTAAGCAAGTCCAAACACGTCGATGGTGACAAAATGGATAGGATTCACAAAGGCATTAAAAACCTTGCTCACAAATACGCATTTGATTTTGATTACAAAATTTATGGAAAAACGATCCAACGTAAGCACTCTGAATACAAATCGAAGATAAACAAAATGAAAGATAACGAAGAGGGAATAACAGAAGCAAGTTTAGGCAAAATGTACGGTAGCATGAAAACCAGTTACCAACCACTAGACTCAGTAAAAATAATTGTTAGGCATGGCGCGGCAGTAAACGAGGAAGTTAGAGGCTCAAGGAGTAGACAGATTTCTAAATTGTTTATTCAACGTGCTGATGAAAGATTTATGCTACCACATAAAAGTTTAGCAGGTGCTAGAGCAATGGCCCGTCACGTATACAACGGTGGCGAAGTTCATGACTCAGTGGGAAGTGCTATTAACGAAATGGTTAATAACATCGATCATTTAGCAAAGTTTACACGATATGTGGAAAACAAAAACCTAGTTAACGAAGAAAACAATACATTAGTTGTACTAGCAAAAGAGTCAGTACAAAACCTAAGACAGTCACTTAAAAAACTTAGCGGTGCTAAGTCATACGCAAAAGCAGTTGAAACAATTGACTTTGCTAATACTTTAGAAATTACTAATGAAGAGTCAGATTTATCTGATTTGTTCACAGAAAAGCATGTTGATACTAATGTATTAAATGCTTTCCCTACAATAAATAAGTTACTATCAGTACAGCATAAAATGGACGAGTACATTACTACTACTATTGATAACTTATCTATACAAGTTCCTCTTTCAGAAGAAGGTATCGAATACCCAAATAAACATTCTGAAATAGCACACAAATTATCAGTTATTGCTGAATTTGTTGAAGATAGAGTATTAAAGAACTTTATAGAAAACTGTAGTACAAAAATACTCAAAGGCAGTAAGTTAGACGAAAACTCATTATCTAATATTAAGAAATTGATATCTAAGTCTAATATGGAAAATGTATCAAAGGATACAGCAGAGATACTAGAATTCATTGATTTTACCAGAAAACTAAACAATATAGTAGAAGATTAATAAATAATATTTGTAAAGTTAATATAAAAGCAATTTTAAATTAAATTACATAACATGGCAAAAAGAGGTTGACTTCAACCTCAAAAAGCATTATAATAGGCAACATGTGTAAAAATAATTTTACGCAGAACATGGCAAACATAGGAGAAAGACATGGCAAATTTGGCTGACATACGAGCAAAACTAGCCGCAATGGACACCAAGTCCGGCGGATCAAAAACAGGTGGCGATAATGCTATCTACCCATTTTGGAATATATCAGAAGGATCTAGTGCTACACTAAGATTTTTACCTGACGGAGATTCCAGTAACACATTCTTTTGGACTGAACGACAAATGATTCGTTTACAGTTCCCTGGTATAAAGGGTGGCGACATGAGACCAACTACTGTACAAGTTCCTTGTATGGAAATGTGGGGAGAACAATGTCCAGTACATAATGAAATTAGACCTTGGTTTAAGGATCCTTCATTAGAGGACATGGGTCGTAAATACTGGAAGAAAAGAAGTTATATTTTCCAAGGGTATGTAGTTGATAGTCCACTACAAGAGGACACAACCCCAGAGAATCCAGTTCGAAGATTTATTATCGGACCGCAAATTTTTAATATTATTAAAGGTGCGTTGATGGATCCAGACATGGAAAACATTCCAACAGATTATGTAAACGGCACAGACTTTAGGTTATCAAAAACCATGAAAGGTCAGTATGCTGATTACTCCACAAGTAAATGGGCAAGAAAAGAAAGATCTCTAGATGAGACAGAACTTGCCGCAGTAGACACTAACGGTCTATATAACTTAAAAGATTACTTACCTAAGAAACCAACTGAAGCGGAAGTTGATATAATTTATCAAATGTTCCAAGATTCAGTTAATGGTGAATTGTTTGATAACGACAAATACGGAGAGCACTTTAGACCCAATGGTCAGTCCGCTCCTGTGAAGTTACAATCAACAACTCCACCAGCACAGAGCACAACTCCAGTAGCACCAGTAACAGCACCAGCAGTGGAAACACCTGCTCCGGTAGTTGAAACGCCTGCTCCTGTAGTAGCACCAGTTGTAGAGACGGCTTCTGCCAATGAATCTCCTACTACTGATTCTAAAGCATCCGCTGAAGACATTTTAGCGATGATTAGGAACCGTCAGCAATAATTGACGGGGGCGTAGCCTTACTTAGGAATTTGAATACTTGGTCCTGTTTATTTCAGACTACTAGTAAGGCTACCTTTTTTTAAGGGTAATTATGAGTACATTATTAGCACTAGGCGATAGCCACACGTTCGGAGCAGAAATATTAGGCGTAGATAATCACTACGATCCTGCTAACTCTGAACTAGCCTATCCGCAAAAGTTAGGTAACGAACTTGGTTTTAACAAGGTCATAAACTTAGCGGTATCTGGTGGTAGTAATATGCGAATAGAAAGATCATTACTAGATTACTTAACAACAAGCGGCGACACGCCGGATCTTGTTGTTATTGGTTGGACAGCAATTGGTAGATTTGAATACTGTATTGGATTAGACGAAGATGGCGATTACGAATACGCAAACGTTAATTCTTGGCTTAATCCTAAGTGGAAAGATATTCCGGAACAATACAACAGATGGAAAAACTTTTTACCTATTACAACAGCAGACGATCTACTAGCACAGAAATATCGTTCAGTACTATACACAATGAATCTTCTAGAAAATAAAAATATTCCATACATAATGTTTGATGTAATGAATGACCATATTAACACTACCGAAACAGAGTCAGGTGAGGTTATAGAATGGAATGGTGAACATAAAACAGATAAAGCATTATACACAGCAACGGAATGCGACAATTACTTAAGAGGAGAAAACTTAGACTATTGGTCTTATGTTTTCAACACAGGATTTGATGATGTTCAAATTAACGGAGGGCATGCCAATGAGGCCGCTCACACGCATTGGGCACTGAAATTAAAGCAGGAATTAAAACACAGAAATATATACGGAGAAAAAAATGCAGAAACCATTTGATTTAAGCAAATTTAGAACCGGCATCACTAAAAGCATTAGTGGTATTAGTGCCGGTTTTCACGATCCAGTTGATTGGATCAGCACAGGCAACCACACACTCAATTATTTGATCAGTGGTGATTTTAACAAAGGCATACCACTAGGTAAAGTGAGTGTGTTCGCAGGCGAGTCAGGCTCAGGTAAAAGTTTTATCTGTTCTGGAAACTTAGTAAGGAGTGCTCAAGAGAAAGGATGTCAAGTAGTATTATTTGACTCTGAGAATGCTCTAGACGAGGATTGGCTAAAAGCACTAAACGTTGACACCGATCCATCTAAACTATTAAAAATTAGTGTATCGATGATCGACGATGTTGCTAAGTCTATTTCAGAATTTATGAAAGACTATAAAAGTAACTACGGTGATTTAGAGTATGACGAAATGCCTAAACTACTATTTGTTGTAGACAGTCTAGGTATGTTACTTACACCAACTGACGTAGCACAATTTGAAAAAGGTGACATGAAAGGCGACATGGGTAGAAAGCCAAAGGCCCTTACAGCACTAGTAAGAAACACAGTTAACCAACTAGCACCATATCCAATTGGTCTTGTTTGTACTAACCACACATACGCATCGCAAGATATGTTTGACCCAGATGATAAGATCAGTGGTGGACAAGGCTTTGTGTACGCAAGTAGTATCGTAGTTGCTATTAAGAAACTAAAACTAAAAGAAGATTTAGACGGTAATAAAGTTTCTACAGTACAAGGTATTAGAGCGGCATGTAAAGTAATGAAGTCGAGATACAGCAAACCGTTTGAAGGTGTACAGATTAAGATTCCTTATGAAACTGGAATGGATCCATATAGCGGTATGGTAGAAATGCTTGAACAAAAAGGCATTATTGAAAAGACAGGCAACAAGTTATTATATGTATCACCTGTAACAGGCGAAGAAATTAAAGAATTCAGAAAAGGCTGGACATCTGAGAAACTTCAGGTAATTATAGACGAATGGGATCAAAATCCTAAAGTAGTTCCAGAAGATGTTGAAGACGATATTGATGAAACTGAATTAGATGATCCTTCAGTATACGAGGAGAACGTAGAATGATTGATATGAGTCTTATAATCGAAACATGGGAAGCAGTGAAACCCTGTGTAAATCCAAAAGATAAAGCAGACGCATGTGCGTCTTTGGTAAGGGTGTTTGACGAAAACGGTTTATTAGATTATGATAAAGTTGGTATTAACGATTGCGACGGTGCGTTAAAGCAGGCAATTGAAGAATACTATGAAGTCGAAGAAAACGACGGCGAAGACGAAGACGAAGACTGGGATTACTAATGGCAGGCTGGTATAACAAAGTTTCAGATAATTTAAGCAATATTATTGATTGCATAGATTACTACGAGGGTGAGTTGCTAGAAGCCAAAAAAGAATGCTACATAAAAGGTAATGTGGAACGTAATAGTGCCGCATTACCTGGCGTTACAGAACATCGCTTTAATCAATTACAAGAGATTGAAGCAATTCTAGAACATATTAATATTCAACTTAGAAAAACTCGTAGTAAGGTATTTAGAAACTTTTTAGAAAGTTATAACAGAACATTAACAAGTAGAGATGCTGACAAATACGTCGACGGCGATGACGATGTTGTTAATTTGACATCATTGGCAAATCAATTTAGTCTGTTAAGAAATCAATATCTAGGTATTATGAAAGGATTAGACACAAAACAATGGCAAATCGGACACATAGTCAAACTGAGAACAGCAGGGATGGAAGACATCTCTCTATAGAGACAATTCGTTCACTGATTGACACATTCAACAAGTCAATTTCAGATCACCTTACAGAAGACGATATAGTAAGGGTTTCTTTAGATGAGACATCTTACAGTATTTTTAGTACGTTTTTTAAATGGTTTCCGTATACCATTACAAATGATCAAAAAGTAAAAACTACTAACACAATAACATTAAACACAGACAATATTGTTGTATTATTTAATGACCAAGAAATATTAATACCTATTGAGTATTGTCGCAATAATAGTATTGAATACAAGCAGACTATAGAAAATTTTTTACAATGGTCTAAATATATTAATATAGATTGTCAATCATATGATAGTTTTACAGATAAACTAAGCGGTATTCTTGTTATGAGAGAATCGCATAGACACCAAATGCAATATTTCAAAGACTGTATTATAACTACTAACAACTGTGAGATGGATACTATTAATGCGTTAGAACAATCTAAAACAGTAGCATTAGCAGTAAATGTTAAAGATAATGTGTTAGATATACAAGGCATAATAGACCACTGTGAGCAATCAGCAGAATTTGTTGCTGGTATTATTATACCCGAAGATGTAAGTGTGACAAAGGAAATAGTAAACCAACTACATAATATAGATTCGTATGTTTATAAACAATGTACATACAAAGAATTAATTGATAGCGACAAATATTTTGATATGGGTGTCGACATAATTGGATTTGGTCCTATAGCAACCACAGATGAACTATCGCCTTTTTTGCCAAACACATCTAGTATTTCATATGGTAGTATATATAACAAACCTGCCCATGAAAGAAGTGTAGCAATCATAGACACATTGGTTACTAATGTATAATTTTATAGCAGTTGGCGGTACATGTCTTAATAGATTAATTAAAATAGATAAGTTAGTTGCTAATGTTTGTAATATCATAGACGCAACATCTTTAGATCATTTTAAAGAGCATTTGGATAAAGGCTTCAAACCAATTTTTAACGGTCTAAATAATAATCCTACAAAAGAATTCAAAGAATATATAGAATATGTAAATGATAATAACATCCATGTATTAATTGACGCAATGTACGAGGCTAACGTAATGAAGTTTCATCATTGCCATATTACATCTCCTACAACATTATTAACAGCAGATTTAAATATGAAACAGCATGACTATTTTGATAATGTAATTGCTATACCATATTTTGTATTACAATCATATGTTTTATTCACGCAAGAATATAAAGTTCGACCAATATCCTTTCAAGAGCACATCAACAGCAGTAAGAAATCGTTTCTTTGCCTTAATGGTGTTAATAGAGATAGCAGAAGATATGTGTATGATTATGTACAAGATAATAATTTACTAGATGAAGCAATATTTAGTTTTATAAATCGAATGGCTGGAGAAGATATAATTAGAAAATATCCCACAATATTATTAAAAGACGATGTGCCTAATAATGATGACGGAGTTACATGGGATAATACTTTTAATAGAAACTGGTTTTTAAAAACTTATTTTAATTTGGTTACAGAAAGTTCAGCAAAAAATGACGCATCTGCTGGACCTATGCCTTTACATAACTTTGAGAATACCTTTTTTACAACAGAAAAAACAATGAAGCCAATTTTTAACTGTCATCCTTTTATTTGTATAGCAGACAAAAACTATCATGCTAACTTAAAACAAGCATTTGACTTCGAAATGTATGACGAAATATTTGATTATTCGTTTGACAGTATAAGCGAACATGAACAAAGATTTGACGGGGTGTTAAATCAATTAACAAATGATGTTGATTATATGTCGATAAAAGAAAAATTAGAACACAACCAGCAATTATTTTTAGATCACAATAGGCACAGAGATATATTAATTAATATGTTAAAACAGATTGACAAAACATAGATTTAATGTATAATACATAATATGACAAGAACTACACGTTTAGAGATTAGAGACGAAGTAAACATCAAGTTTCACGACTTAGATGTTGCTACAAGACGCAAACTATCCGATACCTGTAAATATTTTTTACCGTATGCTTTTCACATGCCTGCTTATAAACTAGGTAGATGGGACGGATGTGTGAGATTTTGCGACATAGGTGGAAGAAGTTATTTAAACTTGCTTGATAAACTTATACCAGTAGTAGCAGAATTAGGTTACGATGTAGTCGTAGACGATAAACGACAGCATTGGGATCTAGCATTTGATAAAATAGAGCAAGATGCTTATGAAGAGCATAGTTGGCCTAAAGGGCATCCAGCAGAAGGCTTGCCTATTATACTCAGAGACTACCAGGTAGAAATAATTAACAAGTTTTTAGAAACACCACAATGCTTACAAGAAATTGCCACAGGTGCTGGTAAAACATTAATAACTGCCGCACTAAGTCATCAATGCGAGAAGTATGGTAGAACAATAGTGATAGTGCCTAATAAGGACCTTGTAACGCAAACAGAAGCGGACTACAAGCATTTAGGACTAGACGTTGGTGTTTTCTATGGGGACAGAAAAGAATAC